TCGTACCGCATAAACTCATACACACATATACGGTATCGCCTTCAGGAACTACCATTTCGGTTCATCTGGAATCGCTGTATATGACAACGGGATATGGAAGGATCTTTCAAACGCTAATCTAGGAAACACCTCTAGCTGCCACGTTAACGAGGGCTTCTTCGGATCGCATTTCGATACTGATGTCGATCTATATGGTGGCGTGGCAGACACGGGATATTCTAATAACATGCCCGCATATCAGTCATTATTCGCATGGCGTAGAGTTTCGTGACTACGATGTCCTACGCCATGCATACAAAGATTGGTACGCTGGCATGTTGTTATGGCTTTTTCCGCCTCCAGTCAGCTCAACTGGATTCCACAGCGTCGAAGGATTGCTCAGATCAGAGCGCCAATATGAGTTGCCAATAGATCCTTCGCCCCATCCTCCGTGAATACCATGATTGTGAGAAGGGATTTCAGAAATTGAAAGTGTATGAGTTTATGCGGTACGACGCCAAGCGTAGAGCGTTTGGTAAGCTGGCATGTTGTTGTGGGGCTTGTCACCTCCGTTTGGCGTGATCGACTCCCACTTCGTTTTCGGGTTGTTTTCATCGACTCTGAACCACGATACGCCCAGGTTGCCGCTTCCCCAGCCGTTACGTATCTCGTGGTCATGCGACGGCATCTCGGAAACGGTGAGTGTATGAGTCTACGCTGTGCGACGCCATGCATAGAGCTCTTGGTAAGCGGGCATGTTGTTGTGCGACGAGCCGCCTCCTGACGGTTCAATGAACGCATCGCTTCCGTCCGAACCTCCATTCTCGAAAGTGATGGCCCATCCGCCAGAATCCCAATCCTCTGCATACGGAGTGCTCGCATTGCCGTACAGTCTGTGAAGATGCTTTGGCATTTGCGAAACGGTGAGTGTATGAGACTACTCGGTTCTTCGCCATGCGTAGAGCGTCTGGTAAGCGGGCATATTGTTGTGGCTTGACCCTCCTCCAACCGACGATGTTTCCTGACCAGTTGCTGGCAGTTCGTACGCTCCGTAAAAAGCGTTTCCGTCACCTATGTTAGGCCACGGAGTTACTTGGTCGTTAATTGTCGTCTTGTGCTTATGAGACGGCATTTGCGAGACAGTGAGAGTATGAGGCTACGCAGTGCGACGCCATGCGTACAAGGTTTGGTAAGCGGGCATGTTGTTGTGCGAAACCCCATCTCCCGTGCTTTCGCCTGGCGAGTCATGTGTCGAGTTTGAAAGGTAGTTTGAATCAGAATTTGAACATGCAAGCGCGGATCCGCCGAACCCTGTCGGATTCGTTCTAACCCTTCGAGCGTGTTGGTGGCTCGGTATTTGCGAAACGGTCAGTGTATGAGTCTAAGCGGTTCTGCGCCATGCAAAAAGCTCCTGGTAAGAGGGCATATTTGATGTTGATGATGTTTTGCCGAGCAAGTTGGTTGCGCTTGTCCTCTCAGAGCTCGACGATCCCTCGCTGGAGCCACTGCCAGTATCTAGGTAGTAATTCGGAGTCCATTTGACATTGTCGGAATACGCATATCTAACGGTCTGCGCGTTAGTGATAATCGCCGCATAACCAGTACCCGAAAGATTGTGTGTATGAGTGTTACTGCCACCAGTAGTCGTGCCAGCGTTGAAGTACGGGAAGCGCCCCGTGATAGGTGTCCACGTGCCGCCGAGAATGCTCGACGGGCTCGTATTGGTGTAAGACACCCACACATATCCGACTTTAAAGATGTTGCTGAGCAACCACGACTTGATGCCAAGCGCCGTGAGAGCAGCGGATCCCGACGTAGATCCCGTGCCGCCCCGAGCAATGGAAAGCGCGCCGCTGGTGATGTCCGCAGCGCTGTGCTTGTGGGTTGTGTCCGATTTTCCCTTGAGAAGCTCCTCGACATCCGTCGTATCAGCCTTACCCGAAAGATCATTTATGACTTCGGTGACCTTTGAGATCAAGCTCGCCTGCGTGTCGATAAGCAATTCGGGCTCGCCGACCGTCATCTCGGCGATCGGGATGCGGTAGATTGGGATGTCGACCTGCACATCGTCATCGAGAATCGATCCGTCCACATATGACGGATCAGATGCGGATCCCTCAACAGGCGTGCCGACGATTACCGTAATAGGGCTATCCTCGTACCCTTCGTCATCCCGCTGATATCTCACGACAATGAGGTCGCTTCGATTGAGACCAATCGACCCGCTCTGCAGCTCGACTTCTTCGCCGCCTTTGACGCGCACGTGTGCGCCGTCGAGCATCATCTCGCCATCCTCGATGCGAACCGTGTTCGAATTGACGACCGTACATTCGCAACCTTTAAGGATGTATCGACCGCCGCCGAGCACGGTGGCATTAAAAGCCCTCACATCGGCCGAATCGACATGATCTGATCTGCCGACACCTGTCACAAGCTCAACTGTCATAGATTAATCACCTTGCTTCCTATGCTCGATATCGACGCATCGCCGATCTCGGCAGACACCGACACGTCTCCGCTGTCGGCAGATACGATCTTTTTGTTGACGGGTGCAGTAGCCGTCACACCCGTGATGTTTTCGGATACGACTACGACATCTCCGATGTCGTAGTCGGCGGCGATCTCCGAGCTGATCTCAACGGACGCCGCCGTCTGCCTCTCCTTGAGCTCATCCATACCCTCGACGAGAAGCTCGCCCTCCTCAGAGCTCGACAGCTCGTACACGTCGGCGTTTTCCATCACGCCGAAAAATGTCTGCGTCTGCGATATGTTTCCGTCGGCATCCGCGTAGACGTCGACGACAGCGCGATCTTCCATCTCGCCCTTGCCTATGCAGACGAGGTGGTTGCACGGAAGGTAATCGCGCTCGACTGTGAAATCAACTTGATCGGAGTCGGCGTCGCGCACGACAGCCTCCTCGGCGCTCAGGACAGCATGCGCGCCGTCCCATGCGATCCTCAGCTTGAGCCCGTGCGATGCGAGCATCGATGCGATGGCCGTGTATGCCTTGACGTATCGGAAGCTACCCGACACCTCGAACCCGCTCGACTCGCCGCTCGCAGCGAAGAGATCACTTAGCCCGAGCGACGAGATGATATCGGCGAGTGCGTCGTTCGCGTCGCCACCGACCTCAAGATGCGTCGCACCTTCGGGCGGTCGAATGACGTGGGCGTCGAGTATGCCGTGCCATGTCATGCCAGCGTACGTGACCGTGCCGGCTTCGGTGTCGACCCTGCACTTTGTCACCATACCGCCCTGATCGGTTCCCTCGACGTACAGCAGACACCCTGCCGCAAGCTCGATCTCCGAATCGACAGGTAAGGTCAGCTCGAAATCGTTCTCGTCGGCCCCGAAAGAGAATTCGACGTGATAGACGTCGATCATGCCGACGTCGACGCGGTTCTCGTCGGTTATCGTCAGGTCGAACACGGCGGCATGCTCCTCTCATCGTAGACGACGATCTCCATCCTGCACGACTCGTCCCATGTGACTTGGCTGTACCCCGACGCCACCTTCTCGAAGATGTACGTCCCCGACCCGCTTGAACCGCGAAGCCTCGATCCGAAGACGTTGGTTTCGTTTCCGTACTTGTCGTAGAGCGCGATTTTCGACCGATTGCGCCCGTCGATGACGAGACGCCCGCCGCGTTCGACCTCGCAGTCGACCCCGTAGCGGTTCGCGCCGATCATGATCGAAGGGTTGACCGTCGGGCCGAATATCGTGATGCGGACGTCGCTCGGGTACGTCGACGGATTGTCGATGTAGGTGCGAGATGCTGATGATCTAAAGTTGTAGGGAAAGTTGTGTGGGTAGTTGAGGCCCGTCCCGTCAGATCCAGCGGCACCGGGAATGAACGGGAAAGAGATCTCGCGTACCCACTCGCTGCGCTGCACGAGGAAATTCGCCGTCAGCGATATCTCGAAGAGTCCCACCATCTCATCAACGGCGAGGGCTCCCGTGAAAACGAAAGCCCTCGCCTCGTACCCGTCTATTTCGACGATACCGGCGACCCCTGCACGCACGTCGTATTCGAAAGCCTTGATGAGACGGTCGAGTAGATCGGCTCCTTGCTGCTCGGTATCCGACGTGATGCCGATTGACGTCTCGATCTCGATCTCGGCACGCGATATGGTCGACACCGACCCGTTCGACGTCTCGTATCCCCAGCTGTAAGAGCGGAAGACGTCGGGATCGCAGAAGTATGGCGATGATCCGACAAAGGAGACAATGTCTCCGTTTCCGCTTCTGTATGAAAACGACATCAGACCACCGCCTTTCTGACCATTCGGTTGAAGGATCGCTTGTCGGGGAACCTCGGAGCGTACTCCGCGATGATGTCGCCGAGGTTGCGCTCGAGGTGATACACCGCATCGGCGACGCGCCCGATCTCGGCGGCGTCCGAATTACGCTGGAACGCCGCGTCGATGTAGCCTTGCAACGTGTCGATTGGAAGTACAGCCTCGCGACCAGCCTCCCCTCCCACCATGACGTTTCCGCCTCTGTAGCCGAAAACTGTCGGCTTGGTGAGGATGCCGCCTTTGGCATACCACTCGACGCCGATACTCGGCAGCCTGGGAGGGAATACCGATAAATCAAGACCGCCAGACACTGTGAAGTGCGGCAGCTTGATGTCGGGCAGCTTGAGCTGAAGACCCGAGAAGAAACCCTTGATGGCGTTCAGCCCGTTCTCGACGGTGTTTTTCGCGTCGTTGATGAAGTTTCCGACACCCGATGCGAACTCGCCGAACTTGCTTATGCCATCCTGCACGGCACCCCACACCTGCTGGAGGATGGGGAGGATGTTTCCCGAGAAGAAGCCCCATAGGCTCTGAAGCGCCCCTATGACCGTGCCGAGGATCGTCGATGCGATCGAGGCGAAGATCGGGATGACACTGCCCGAGATGAAGCTCCAGACGTTCTTCAGGATAGGCAGGATGTTGGCACTGAACCAACTCCACATCTGACTCAGAGCAGGGACGACGTTGGAGATAATCCAGCTTGCGATGCTCGCGATCGCGGGCACGACGTTGGAGATTACGAACTCCGCCACCTGCTGGAGTATCGGCAGGATGTTGGCGCTGAACCCGCTCCACATCTGACTCAGAGCAGGGATAACCGTCGTCTGGATGAAGATACCGAACTCCGTCAGCATCGGAATGACCGTCGTCGTGATGACCTCGCCGAGGAACGTGAACGCCTGGACGAGCAGGTTCCCGGCGAACTCCGCGAACTGGCCGAGCGCGGGGATGATCACGGTCGTGAGGAAACTTCCGAGCTGCTCGATCACGGGCGCAAACGCCTGCTGGAAAGTCACGACGAACTGGTCGATCGCCTGTCTGAACGGCTCGACGTTGTTGTACGCCCACAGGAAGCCAGCCGTGAGCGCCGCGATGGCGGCCACCACCGCGAGCACGGGGACGCTTATGCCTGTCAAAGCCATTCTCAGCGCGTTGAGGCCCGTCGTTATGGTCGTGGTTATGGTGCCCCACTGGAGCGAGAGGTACACCGCCCCGATGGCGACCGCCGCCGCTCCCGCGATGGGGACGATGACGTTGAGGTGCTCGGCGAGGAACCCGATTCCGTCCGCCGCGAGCGACGTCACCGCCGTCTGCAGCGGCGTGATCTTCTCGGCGAGCTCCGACTGAGACTGCAGCAGGTCGTCGTTCGCCTTTCGCGCGGCGGCGATGTCCTCGTTGGCGTCGCTGTAGGCGTCTCCGAGCTCGCCGTACTGACTCGCGAGCACCTCGGTGAGGAACTGCTGGCGCTCCTGCTCGTCAGAACACGCTGAGAGGGCGGCGTTCATCGCGTCCTCGACACTCAATCCGTCGGATATCGCGGACGAGAAGGCGGACATCGCCGCAGGATGTTCCGATCCGAGCCTCGAGTTGAGAACGTCGACATTGACCGACGTCCAGTTGAGGGCGTCCGCCAACCCTCCAGTTACTTGCTTTTTTGTTACCGCAGGGGCTTTTTATCCCCTGCTTCTTGCGGTTTCCCGCAAGGTCGGCATATCTTTTCACGCCAAAACGCGTGTCGCGGCCTCGTGGGCGGGTTATATCTTTTCACCGCCTATGCTCTGCCCCTGACCTGCACGCCGCAGGCCTTCGGTTCGGGTTAGCCTAGACTCGTCGCCCTTAGCCTTCCCGCTTGATTCCGCGATTTTCATGCGGCCAAGCGACCGCACCTGATCGTCTCGTTAGCCGATTCGATCAGATTTTCCGTAGGAAGCGCGTCCCCCATCGCGCTCGCCGCTCCTGCGGCGATAGTCATCCACGTGTCGACGTCGGCACCTGCGTCGGCGAGGTTGCGCATATCTTGCGCAGCTTCGACGGCCTGGTCCTGGTCGCCGAGGATCCCGTAGAATTCCTGGTATATCTGGCGCGCTTCATCGACCGTCCGACCTGAGTCCTGGTAGGCGGTGTCGAGCCGCGTCATGTTCGCGCGGTTCTCCTCGGTGGCCTCGGTCAGCCCCGTGAGCGCCGCGATGCCCTGGTTGGCGAAGTTCGAAAGGACGTTGCCAGCGACGAGCTCGCCGATCGAATTCTTACCATCTTCGGCCGCCTTCGACGTCTTGTCGATCCCCCGCGCGAGTTCCGACGCGGCCTGCTCGGCACGCGACATCTCGTCTTTGCTTTCTAAAAGCTCACTCGACAAACTGCTTATGCTCGCTTCGAGCTGACGCGCCTCGGATGACGTCTTGCCGTATTCAAGGACGGCGTTCGCGTACGCGCGCTCGAGACGCGACATCTCGGCTTCCTGCTCGGCGATCGTGCGCGAGAGCTTCGAGTATGCGCTCTCCGACTCCGACTGCGATCTCGCGAGCTCCGCCATGGCGGTCTGCGTCTGGGCGATCTGCTGGCGCACGCGCTCCTGAGACGTCCTGACGGACATGATCTGGTTCGCGTAGCGCTGAGCCTCCTCCGAGTTCTCGCCCCAGATGCGCTGCGCTTCGGCGAGCTTTCCGCTCAGCGCCGTGATCTTCTGCGAAAGCGCGACGTTCTGCTGCTCGAGGAGCTGGTTGCTCTTCGCGAGTCCGTCGACGCTTTCGCCCGACGTTTTCATCTGCGCCTGATTGAGCCTGAGCTCGCTTCTGAGGGACTTGATGGTGCTGTCGGCCTGCTTTATCTCCTGCGAGAATTGCGCGGTATCGGCGGTAAATTTCACCTTCGCCTCGCCTTTACCTGCCATTTCTGCGCCTTACCTCCTCTCTTCTCCTCTCCGTCTCGCCGTCGAGCCACCTGTCGTACGCGCTCTTGTCGAGCGCGATCGACTTGAGAAATGCGATATCCGCATGCCAGAAGATGCTCTCGGGAATGCCGAGGATGAGCACGTAGTAGACGTACGCGTCCTCGCCGTCCTCGATCTCGAAGGGCGGAAGCTCGATGGCGTCTTTTTTCCTTCTTTTCCTCGTCCGCTTCTCGAAGGGTTCCCGGAATCCCTTGGCTATTTTGGGTCGAGGAGCCAGTTGACCGTCTCGGACACGAGGCGGTAGCTGTCAGGCACCTGGGCCGTGAATTCGGATTCGCTCATCGCGCCCGTGAAAGATCCCTTCTCCTCGACGTAGGCGCAGAGGTAGGCGGCGTAGAGCACCGTGATCATGCCGATCACGTCGTCTCCGATGCCATGCGTCACCATCTTCGAGTAGCGGGTATAGTCGGATTTCGACTTGCTTCTGAGCTTGATGAGCAGCTCCCATGAGAGCGTGAGCTTTACCTTGCTGCCGTCCTTAAGCTCGAGTTCCTTGTAGGCTCTGATCTGTTTATTCATTCATCCTCCAAACGAAAAAAGGGCGCTGAAAGCGCCCTTTTGCAAAATGTGCGTTCTACTCGACGACCTCGACGAGCGATGCGTCCTTCGACTGGATCTCGACGAGTCGCTTGCGCGTGATCTCGAGCTCGTCTCCCGCTCGATGGATCCTCTTCGACCGCTTATTGACGAAGTCCCTTACAACGCGCACCTTGACCTTCTCTTCCGCCATGCGATCACCTACTCGGTCGGGGTCTTGAGCATGAGGGATGGAGTGAACTCGGTGAGCCACTTCTGCTTCACGTTCTCGTCAGTGATCTCATCGTAGAGCGCCTCGTAGATGCCGATGTCATTCTCGTCGGGGTTGAAGGAGATCTCGCATTCGACCTCGGCGACCTCCTCCGAGCCGTTCTCGACCTTGCGTGCAGGGCCCGTGCTCATGGAGCACTTCGGCCACGCCTTGAGCTTGCGGACGTCGTCCTCGTCGTACACGTCTGCTGCGACCCACATGTTGGGGTGGAGAGAGTTCTTCCCGTAGCCGTAAACGCCGTCGACGAGACGCTCGTCATCCATTCCGAAAGCCTTGACGAAAAGCTCGAAGGGGATGTGCGCCGTGAGCTTGAGCGTACCGCTCCCCGTTCCTCGCGTTCGCGTCTTAGCCACGACGCCTCGGCACTTCTTCTGCACCACAACGACCTCGGACTCCTCTTCGAGGCTCCCGACGCACACGACGTCGCAAATCTCGCCCTCGCCGAATCCGAAGGTCAGCTTTCGCACCTCGTATTCGGAAAAGACCGTATCATTGATAGCCATATTAGCTCCATTCTTCTGTTAGTCTCGCAAGGCACCTCTCGACGATCTCGGGCACGGCTGCTTCCGCGCCGCGCCTGAAGAACTGCTGGTTTCCTGCGTGCTTTCTCGTATTCGTTCCGTCATCTGGAAAGTAGAGGTAACCGAACTGGGATCTCGTCGTCACCGTGACGGCGAGGTTCTGGTTCATCTCGTAGAGCGGCCACTTGGCACGGGTCGCTGACGTCGAGTGGCCTTTAAACCGCCTTCCCGACGGATGGATGAGCGGGTTGATCCTCCCGTAGATGATCTCGCCCGCCTCGCCGTGGAGGACGTCGTTGATCGCCTGCTCAGCATCTCCCTCGAAGGAGGCGACCGCATCGACGACGCGCTCGAATCCCGCATCGTCGATGGTGAGCGTGGCGCTCATCGCTTCCTCCCCCGCGAGAAGCTCACCGTCATCATCTCGAGGGTGCATGTCGTCGACGGCTTCACCTCGTAGAGGTACTCGACGTCCTTCGACTCGTCGACCTTCATGCCGGGGATGGCCGTCATGGCGTCGATCACCCTTCCGAGGATGTCCGACGGCACGAAACCCTCGCGCACGACCGACACCGTGAATCGGTCGGTGAATCCCGTGAGATTCCCCTTCGGGGCGGTGGTCGACCGCGAGAATACGGTGTAGTCCCATCTGCTCTTGACGGGATGTCGTGCGGCGGTGCCGTAGTAAACGTGATCGTCGATCTCACGGAGCCCAGCCGCGATCTCATCGAGAAGCTGCTCCAAAGGGCTCACCGCCCTCCAGGTACAGGTACATCTCGCTCTGCGTGCGGTCGACATGCGACACGTCGTAGATGAGGCCGTCGACGATGGCGCGACATCCCGCGTCAACGCCTCGGTACAGATGAGTCTTGATCTTGAGCGACACCGCGAAGCCGTGGCGCTCGGCGAAATCATAGTCCTGCTCGCGGATCATCTGAGCCGAGTACGCCAGGCACACCACGAGGTCGAGGTCGTCGATCGAATCCGCGTTGATCTTCGCGCCGAAAGAGGTCTTGATGTCCTTCTCACGGTAGATCTCGGCTATGCCGTCATTGTACGTCGGTAGATGCTTGCGACTCTTGAGCATATTGCCTCACCATCCACTTCTCGCGGCACTGCGCGATCTTTCCCGCGTAGTTGAGCCAAAACTCGTCAGCGGCCTGGTTGAATTCGTAGAAAACAAGGTTGATCAGGAGGGATCGCTCCGATCCCGCTTCTGAGAAGTCGAACCCCGCATCGCAGATGCCGAGCGAGTCGGAAAGCTCGGCCTCGGCATCCGCGATTATCTCCTCGAGCCGCTTGTCGGTCGCATCGTCTTCGTACGTTATGCGCAGCTTGCGCTTCGCAAGATCCAAAAGCGTCTCGCCCATGGGTCACCTACGCGACGGGGAGGTCTTCGCTCGCCGCTGCCGCCTGATTGACCGTCACCTCGCCGGTCACGGTGGTCTCGTTGGTCACCGTGTCGGCGATCTTGACCGTCACGTAGGCGGGATTGAGGTCGGAGATGTCGAGCACAACGGCGACCGTGTTGTCGACCGCGCGTCCGTCGAAGTAGCTGACGTTGCGGAAGGTGCGGGTATGGTCGAGGAATCCGATGGAGTCGTCGAATTCCGTGACGTTGTTCCGACGGCTGCCAGCCGCGAGCGTGTACTGGTCGAGCAGGCAGAGCACCGCCTTACCATCGGCGAGCGCGTTTGTGACGATCGGCTCGGTCGGGAAGGGGAAGAGGTCGTGCACGTAGCCCGTCCCGTCGGCGGCGAGCGTCGTGGTCGCGGGCATGATCTTGGTGAGGTAGTCGGTCATGTTGCAGAGGAGCTGCACCTTCTGGAACTTTCGCGGCTTGCCCTTCTCGGTCTTCGCGAGCTTCGCCACGAGCGCACCGTACTCGGCGGGAGCGAAGGAGGTGACCTCGACCGCCGTCTTCTCCGTGTAGCCGTTCGACTGGTCGAAGGAGGAGTTCGGGTCGCGAGTGAGGCCGACGGGCATGTCGACGCCCGTGCCGTTCACGATGGCGTCTTCGACGCCCGTCGCGATGGCCTCGGTGAGCACCGCTCGGATGTAGGCATCCATCCAGACGGGGCCGAGGTCGATGATCGCGAGCGGGATGACAACGAAGGCGCTGTACTTGGACTGCGTTAGGTCGATGACCTTGAGCGAGCCCTCGATCTCAGCCGTGATCTTCGCGTCGATGCGACCCCATGCGCCCTTCTGCACGGTGCTGTCGTCGATGATCCACTTCGTAGCGTAGCCGACGTATTGGAATTTGATCTTCGAGAGCAGCGGGTGATCCTGCGTAATGCCGCGCATGACGTCCTCGATGATCGTCTCGGGCATGATCTCGTCGGAGTCGTCCTCTGCGAAGATGTCGATGAAGGCCTGCTTACTGTCGCGCGCATCTGCGATGCGCTGATACCACTTCTGCTCAGCCGTCGTGAGCTGTCGGTAGCCGCGCTGGGAGAGCACCGCCGCGTCCCGCACGTCCTTGAGCTCCTCGAAGTCGGCGAGCACGCGATCCTTGATCACGTCGAGGGACTCGCTCCACGCGCTCGCGATGTCGGGCGCGCTTCCGCTCTGCAGGGCATTGGCGAACCGCATCATCGCGTCGCCGTTTCGGTTTACCGTCATGGGCATTTTCTACTCCTTAGAAATTCGCTTGTTCGGACAAAATAAAAGCAGCCAGGGCGGCTGCTTCCTTCGACTGGTTCTCGTTCTCGTCGGGATCCTCGTCGGGATCGTCGGCGTCGCCGCCATCCCCGCCTCCGTCGGCGTCGTCGCCGTCGGGGGATCCGTCAGGATTGCCGTCTTGATCGTCTTGATCGTCTTGATCGTCTTGATCGCCAGATCCGCCAGCGTCGGGATCGTCTCCGTCCGCCCCGTCATCGCCGGGCTCGTCCTCGTCGTCGATCGCCTGGGAGATCAGGCGGAAGAGCGCCGTCCTCGCGCTCTGAGACGGGTTATCCGACTGGTACGTGCGCACCTCGGTCGCGAATCCCATCCTGAGCGCGTCCTCGGGCTTTATCCACGTCTCGTCGTCCATGAGCTCGGTCAGCTCCTCCTCGCTGATCGCGATGCGGGACATGTACGCCTGCTTCGACGCCGACGTGATGACGTCGAGGTCGTCAGCCTGCTTGCGCAGGTCGGCAGCGTTGCCATGCGCGTACGACCACGCGTTGTGGATCATGATCAGGGACGCGTCGTTCACGATGCGCTCGTCGCCCGCCATGAAGATCACCGATGCGATCGAGCATGCGAATCCGTCGCACACGGTTCGCACGTGCGCCTTGTGGCGGCGCAGCGCGTTGTAGATCGCGAGACCCTCGGCGACCTCGCCGCCGTAGCTGTTGATGTTGACGTTGATGTGGTCGACGTCCGTGAGCGCGTCGAGCTCCTTCGAAAGGTTGTAGGACGACACGTCGGATTCCGACCACGGCCAAGACGTGATGTCGCCGTAGATGGTGATGTCGGCGACGTTCCCCTCTCTGACGAGGGAGTAGTAGCGTTTGTCAGGCACGCTCTTCACCTCCTTCTGCTGTGCCCTGCATCATCTGCTGCAGGGCGTCTTGAATGAGCGAGTAGTTCTTCGTGATCCAATGGGCCGTCGACCACTCCTCTCCGATGCGGTCTGCTCCGAGGGGCTCGCGCACGTCGTCGACGGAGAAGATTCCGCTCGAGACGAGCTTCTCGGCCTTGTCCGCCACCTGGAACATGTCCGTGTGGTAGATCTTCGTCGTGTCGATCGAGACGCGGCATCCGCCGATCGCCCACTGCTCGTACGTGAAGAACTTCCGCGTTAGCTCCTGCGACAGCGCGCATGCGATGGGGTCGACGCCGAACGTTATGAATTGGTTTATGACGTCGTTGGTGTTCGTCATGTTGCCGTACATCATCGACTGCGGGATCTTGAGCGCCTGCGCCGTCATCTCGAAGATGTCCTTGCGCAGCGAGATAACATCGTCGCTCGATCCCGACCCGTTCGATGCGAGACGCGTGATCGCCTGCCCATGATGGAGCGGGAGCACGCCGTTCGGACTGCGGATGAAGCTCTTGAGGCGGTCGTTCACCTCGTCTGCGCTGCTCTTCTCATCTCCTCGCGTTCCGCGCGCGGAATGCGATTGCTCGAAGATGAACTTCTCGCCGTTCGCCTGCTTGAAGGAGTCGACCGCCATGGTGAGCAGTTGGCCGAACTCGCGGTACATCGAATGCACGATGCTCTTGAGCTCGGTGTTCTCAAGGCGAAAGTAACACACCTCCGACGCCTTGAAGCGCCGATCCAGGCTCTGCTTCTCGACGGAGACTCCGACGAACTCATCTTCTTGGAGCGGATGGAGCTCGAATCCGAATCCGTCGGCGACGTAGTAGGCGTTTTTCGCGCGAGACGGCTGCACGAGAAGCGCGTGGCCCTCGTAGAAATAGCTCTCGATCAGCTTGTTCATGAGCTGAGCGGCGCTCTGGTTGGGATTCGGGCTGACGTTGAGCGCGTAGTAGAGCTCGTCTTTGACCGATTTGCCGTCCCGGTACGTCTTGATCTCGCACATCGAGATCGCGTTCGCGACGTAGGACACGGCGATGTAGAGAGCCATCCTCTTCGCGGCGAAGCTCGTCGCCACGTCCTCGGAATTGGATCCGCTCGCCTCCCTCGTCTCCGACCTTCCGATGTCGGCGAGGTAATCGGCTATATCGCTGAACCAACCCAAATGCAATCACCCCCTCTCAATGCTCGAAGTCGAGAAAGCCGCGTTCATCGCGGCTGATTACCACACGATGGGATCGATCACATCGTCATCTCGGTACTCGACGATGTGATCGGCGATGCAGAAGGCTGCGACGAGCGCCATGAACCCGTCCGTCTTCTGCCCTCGCGCCTCCTTCTTCTCGTACTTGTAGTTCTTGTTCTGGAAAGGCATGAGTTTCGTGTTATTACAGAACCACCTCATGAGGCGGTCATCCCCCCACGCGAGCGAACCCGTGAGGAAGGCCGAGTTGATGATCGGCTGGATCCTCATGTGATCCGACGGGCGCACGAACTCGACCGACTTGTCGGAAGCGGAGAACCCGAGCTCCTCCAGGACGTCTTTGATCGAGTCGTAGCGGTAGAAATCGCATGCCACCTTCTCTACGGCGTAGCGGCCCATCGCGTCGTAGATCCAATCCTGCACAAGCTTCGAGGGAACCTCGACGTCCTCGACGATCGTCAGGATGTCGGGGCGGATCGATCCGTACTCTTTGACGTTGTCGTCGATACGCTCCCAATCGCGCGAGTTGCTGCAGAGCCACGAATGGTGGATGGCCATGTACTGACCCCCTTCGCGAAAGAGCAGGCACGCGCTCACGAAGTCGTCCTTGCGCGCGAGGTCGAGTCCCAGCACGCAGCTCCGATCCGTCATGTCGGGGATCTCGCGGCTCGCCCTCATGAGGTCGTCGTACGTCGCGACGTCATATTCCTTGTCGCCCTGCGGTATTCCCATTCGACGCGTCATAAAGGACGCGTTGCCGCCAGCGTTGTTCTTCTTCCACTTGACGTACTCCTTGCGAACCTTCGCTCGGAACGACGCCTGCTTGTAGCGCCACGACGGATTGGCCTTCTCCCAGTTCTTCTCGTCGTGCACCTCATCGACATCGTCGAGCGTGCAGACGAAAGGAAGCCGGCCAGCGTCGGCTTCGTCTCCGTCAAGTATCGCGTCGCAGTCGGAGAGCAGCGAGTCGATCACGCCCTCGCGCACGTCCCCCATCGACGATATGTAGGCGATGCGGCCCTCGTCGATCTTGCCGAGTCCCGTGGTCATGACCTCGATGAGCTTCCATGATTTATACTCGTGCACCTCGTCGAACACGACGAGGCCAGGACGCCCGCCGTCTTTTGAGTTCGCGCCGCTCGTCAGGTACTTGATGGTCGACTGGGTGGACTTGTTGGTGATGTCCTGCTTGTTCCAATCCCACTTCCGACGCCACTTCGCCTTGTCCGAATCGAGGATGCGCTTTATGTCGACGAAAGACGTCATCGCCTGAGCCTCGGAGTTCGCCACGATGTTCACGTCGTAGTACCTGATGCCGTTCGCTGCGGTGGTCAGGCACCACGACACGAACGATATGAAGCCGTTCTTGCCAGATCCTCGTCCGACGATGCAGATGAGCTCGTCCCATCGAGGCTCGCCGTCTGCTCGGTAGGTGCAGAGCCAGAGCGCGAGCAGGAAGCTCTCCCACGGGAAGAGCCTCTCGAATCCGAAGTACCGCGAGAATCCCACGTACTTCTCGAGCCGCTCGTTGTCGATATAGAGTTCCTCGGTCGCGAAGACATTCCGCACGTACCGCATGAGCTTCTTCTGCCTCTCGCACGACCGCACCGCGCCGGTCTCGACCTGCCGCATGTACTCGGTGATGGAGCTGCACCTGATCTGCTTGTGCTTTCGCGCGACCCTCTTAGATGTCCGAGAGATCCTCGCCGCCATCGGCATCACCGCCTCGGCCGAAGTCGACGCGCGACGACGGATCGAGTTTCAGGAGCCTTAGGAACCTCTCATAGGTCGATGCCTCCTTGTTCTTCATCGCGTTGATCTTCGGGCGGTCTGCCAGCTTGGCCCTTTTCTCGCGATCAGCATAATCGACGTACTTCGCATAGCTCATCGACATGAGCACGAGCGCCTCGACGTCGGTTCTTCCGTAGATGGGCTTCGGCGACACGGCGTTGACGCGCCGCATGTAGTCGGCCTCGCGCTCGAAGATCATGAGCGCGTCTCCTTCGAGCCATTCGGGTGCGGCGATGTCGCCTTCGGCGCAGTAGATCTCACTCGCAAGAGCGTCGCTCATCTCCTGCACCGTCAGGTGCTTCCTGCCCTTCGCCATCTTGAGGGCCATCGGCTCTTTCGGGCGCGCCAAACGCATCGCCTCCCTTCGTTTAGCAATAGGTTTGGGGAGGAGCATTTGCGGAGTCGGAACTTCCTCCGCGTTGCCGCCATCCCTCTGAAAAACACCCTATGGGGGTGCGGGGGGGGCGACCTCGTCACCACACCGCGCCCCTCAATCCGTGATCCTTCTTCTTGGAGCGTGACCCCGCCATGACGCGTCCGTGCACGAGGTTGTGATGATGGTTGCACAGGGGATGCAGCACCTCGCGAACCGTGCCGTCGGGCATGGTCTCGTACCTCGTGAGCGCGAGCTCTGGGAAGTCCTTGACCTCGTACTCGTGGTGCACCGTGTCGGCCCGTCCGTACCTTCCCTCGTCGGCGCACATCTCGCACTCGCAGTGATGGTCGTCCATCACCTGCTGCCTGAGGCTGCGCCACTCGGGCGACTTGTAGAAGAGGTACAGCTTGCCGCTGTCCACCAGCTCGCATATCCACGCGGAAAGCCCGGCATCAGGTACGTGCATGGGCGACTCCAAAGGAAAAGGCACCGCATCGCGGTGCCTCAAACGCGGAAGCCGCCCGAGCTTCTCAGCTTCCGAGCGGCTTCCCCTGAACTTCGACAGGTTACACTATACAGCCGATCATGCGGACATTTGCGGACATGTTCAATGGTCGAGCGGACATTTGCGGACAAGTTTTAAAATTACAGGTATTTGAAAGCCACCGAAAGCGCGGCGGCGTGAACCCTCCTCTCCTGCCGCGACGAGAAGCCCAAGTCGTTCGCCGTGGCGAAGGCGCTCCTGCCGTCGATGTATCGGTAGTGCAGATCCTGACCGTATATCGGGTTGACGTCCGACACGCGCCTTATAATCCTGCGCACCTCGTCTCTCGTCTTGACGTAGTCGGCTACGTCAGCGTCTATTCTGTCGATTAGGTCGACAAGCCTCGACACGACTGATCCTATCTTGTCGTGCCCGACGCCGCTGCCGCCCCCGCCGTCTCCGACCGACAGCGACGTGATGACCGTCTCAAGCCTCGCCTTCTCCTCGGCGAGGCTCTCGATGTTCGACACCGCCGTCCTGTACTTCGCCAGGCTTCGCGAAACCATCTTCGCATCGTCGGCCGACAGATACACGATCATGCCCTCTCCTTCTCGATCTCGTGGATGATGACCATGAGCTGCCTTCTCGCGTACCTCAGATCGGAGATGATCTGGTGCTTGCTCTTACCCGACGCCCTGCACTTCGAGCACGATCTGGCATGCGACTTGCGGCTCTCCCTGTCTGCGATGTTGTCGGCGATGTCGCCTACAACCGATCTCACCATCTCGGCTCTACTGCTTGGCGTCAACGCGATTACCCCCCGACGTTCCGAAGATTCTCTCAATTACCGACTGATTTCTGTTTTTCTCGACGCACATCCTGATCGCCGTGTAGCTCGCGATGATCGAAACCGCGATCATCGTCAGGCAGACGATCGTCAATACGATTAACAATTCGCCCATGATCACTCCTCGAAGCAATACTGTGAGAACTCAGCTGCAGAGTCCCTGAACACTACGCGAGAGGTCGGCGTCACCTCGCGCACCCTCCCGTCCTGCATCTCGACGACAGCAACGGGCGCTATCCTGTATATAGGTATCACATCGCCGGCAATCTGCGTGTTTTTGATCGAAGCGGGAAAGAACCCGTGAAAGAGCGCGGGATGTCCGTCCACAACGCACGGGCGCACGCGGCTATCCATCTCAATCCGCACGGTCAGTCACGCCTTTCAGACAGATACCAGCGATTTGCATACTCAGGAGACGCCCATCTCCCGTCGCCGCTTCCGTAAAGCGGATCGACGAGACGGACGTCGAGCTGCACCTCGTAAACCATGAAACCGTCTCCTTCCCTTCGGAGCTCTTCGAGCTTTTCGCGATACGCAGCCCTCGCCCCGTCAAGCGAATCGAACTCGTCCATGAACCGATAGGTGTACGGGCCCTTCCACAGAACCCCGTACCCGCCAAACGCTTCGGTCAAGGCGACGTACATATGGCGGAGTGTCCCATCTCGATCAACCAGCTCTCTGGCCCACGATTCGACGATCACCTCTTCGTCCAGATTCCTCTTGGCGAACAATCCGCTCTCAAAGTTGTCCCTCGCCTTGGCATACGCCTCCTCGAAGTCGGAGAAGTACGTTCGACCGATGTCGAAGAACCCGAAAACATCGCAGCCGACGCCAGAAACGGAATTGACGTGGTACCTCGTTCTCTTGGCATTCTCATCCCTGTAGAAGACGTCGAACGTATCGACTACGCGGAACTCCTCGACTATGTCGAGCGTCACCCTGTAGACGGTATCGCCGACGTCGAACATCTTGTCGATCGAATCGGAGAACTCGAACATGCTCGCCTGGGTCATTCGACCACCCCCAGCGCCTCGCGTATGCGGTTGGCAATGTGGCGATCCAGATCCGCCATCTCTCTCTCGATCTTAGAGACGCCGCCGCCCATTCCGAGCGGGTACATATGCAATTCCGCTGACGCGTCGAGAGATTCCGCCAGCTCAATCAGCGCGTTGAGGTCGATCTCCGAGCCGGATAGAGGACGCCTGACTGTATCCGCGTTATCTGGGATAGCAGCCGAAGCAGCGAAGTCGGGGGGCCGCGTTACGCCGTTCCGCAGGCTCCCCTCGCCGCGCGCAGTTTGATCTACCATGACGTCCGCCTCCCGCAGTGCGGGCAGTAATTCGGAAGCTCGCCGGGCTCCCACCGAAACGCGTCGAACGTCTTGCTGCACATGAAGCCGCTGTCGGTCGGGATGATCCTGCACCTTCCGTCGAGCTGCGCTAAGTCGATGCCGTCGAGGCAGTTGTCACAGATAACGTATAGGTGTTCGCGCAGGAGATCTATCCGATCGCCGCACATCCCGCATCTGCAGTACATTCTCATATCCATCACACTGCTCCCTTCGCGTACCTGACCTCGTCGAGCACCGACTTCCTGCATTTGTCACAAAACCATCCGAGCCCCCTCATGCACGGATCTGCCGCTGGATCGGGGCAATCGCCCGCATCGGCCATCGAGGCGCATCGGTGACCGAGGGCGATGCCGAAGAGCACGTCCCTCTGCGTGCGCGCGACGTTCACCGACTCCATGTGCGTCGCCTGCATGGCCATGAGCTGGTCGATGACGAGCGAGACGGGAACCGTCACTTCCTCACGGGCATGATCACGCACGTCTTTCCACCCCCTGATACCGTCACGGGCTTGAGAGGGTTGTCGAGGGACACGCGCACCCTGTCGCTCGACATAGCCTGCAGCGCGGAAAGGAGGTATGACGGATGGAGGAGCACGTAGCAGCGCTCCTCGGTTTCGGCCTCCACCGAATCGGAGAAGTCGCCCGAATCACCGCCCGACACCGAAGCCGACACCGATCCGTCTCCGATGTTTATCTCCATCGGGTGCTTCGACCCGACCGCCATCGAGCGTCGCGTCAGAGCCGACATGTCGGCCCTCGCAACGTCTGCTGACGCGTTCGACGGCAGCGAGAAGAATGATGACATGTTGGGCATGCTCCCCTCGATGCGGCGAGCGACGATCTCGACCCCTCCGCACTTGGCGGCGATCTGGTTGTCGCTGTAGGACATCTCTACGGGGCCGTACTTGGTCGCGGAAACCTCGGCGAGGAAGGCGACGGGGGCGATGACGTCGAACTCGGCACCCTCCTCCATTGCCTTACACTCGCTCCTGATGATGCGGTAGGTGTCGGTCGCGTACGCCGTGACCGACGATCCGTCGGCGACGATGCGGACGCCCCTCAAAGCGTCTGGCCCCGACGATCCCTTCTTGTCGGGCACGACGAAGGGAACGCACGACTCGACTCCGAATGCGAACTCGTCGCGTGCGAGCTTCACGCTCGCCGTCGGATCGACTGTCGGGAACCTCGGAAAGTCGTCGGGATCGAGCGACGGGATGCGGAACTTCGACTTTCCGCATCGAAGGTGCACCGCCGCATCGTCGCCTTCCACCGTCACCGCCGCGTCTGGAAGCGTTTTGACGATCGACGCGAGCTTGCGGGCCGACACGAGCACCGCGCCGTCCTGCTCCACCATCGCCTGCTTCTCGACACGCGCCGACATGTCGAAGTCCGTCGCGGAGAACACCGCCGCCTCGCCGTGCGCCTG